TGCTTTGTGTTAACTTTTCAACCGTATATGTAAGTTCATGATCCTCGTGAACGTGACCCATCCAAATCATATCAGCACCTTCAACAAATGTCTGCATTCTGTTAAATTGAATTGTGCCTTTTGTTACTGGTCCGCCTCCACCTGATCCGTGAAAATACTTGATATTGAAATTGACTTTGCCACTGCTATTCTCACGAGCAAAATTGTACACTATCCAACCACCATATCCACCAACCTCAACATTGGTGTCGTTCGTTGAGTTAAGACCATACACAAAACGTTCAATCACATCTGTTTCTTGTCTCTTCAAGATGTTCGTTTCGTGGTTGCCATAACCTACCACCTTGATTAAATGAGCATAAGGACTAAACCACTTGACCGCATCATTAACAACGGCATCTAAATAGTTTGCTTTGTTGTGTTCAGGTCGGATGTCGTTCTTGTTCTTACGAGGATCGTAAGCTCCCTGCATTAAGCAAAATGTGTCACCATTAAGCAGAATGTCCGCCCCGATTTCTTTGGCTTTTTCGAGATGGTTTCTGAGTAGGTCACGGTCACACTTTGGATTATCCCAATGGGCATCACTGATGAGTAGTACCTTCTTTGGCTCGAATGTGTTTCTGATGATGTGTACATTTGTTTTCATAGTATTAAAGCCAAAACGAGCAAAGCAAATTGAACAGCGTTTATTTTTTGTAGTGTTTTGTTCTTGCTTTTTTCTTGGCTAATGGTTTGTTCTTGGTTAGTTATGATTGAAGCCTGGTTCATTATCTGAGTGCTGTCGCTTTTGGCTAACTCTTTGTAAAGCGTCAACTTCTCCTCACATTCAATACATTTAATCAGTCGTTGATTTATTTCCTTGATCGTACTGTCGGAGTATTGACAAAAGGCTCTCTGTGGTTGTAGAGCTGCTAATACTATCAGAGTAGATATTACGAAGGGAATCAATCTTTTTATCAACTGCATAGATTTCACGAATGATGATGACTCTACTGGTGTCAGGTTGGAATGTCGCAGTAGCTTTCGAGGTAGGGCGTGTTAATACTAAAACTAATACCATGCCCAGCAACAACGTCAGTACGGGAATCAAAAAAGGGTTCAGCGTTTCCGCTAACCACGATCTCAAAGTCTGCATCGGTTACGTTTCTTTTAAGTAGTGTTACAATGTCTATGATAATCCCAGCAGTGTCAGAAAGAACCTCAATCGTGTTGGAGCTGCTTTCAAACTGGCGATCCATCACAAGCATAGAGAAATCATAATTGACTGCCTTCTGCTCGGTGTTAAATGTGAAGCCGTTTGGAACTAACCATACAAGAGGGTAGTATTTAACTTCATCAACAGCGAAGTCAAACTCAGCCCCGACTGCGAACTTGCCGACCATTTTGTGGCTTTCCGCTTGGGTTTTTATCTTTTCGATGATTTGGTTGAGCGTCATACTTTTTTAATTTGGCTTCGTTTTTTAGCCTCCATTTATTTTTTGTAGTCATCTGGGAAATCGTAATTGTAGAAGCAATCGTCATCCGTACCCGGTAAATACATTCCTCCAAAATAAGCCGTGTTCTGTGGGCGTATTACATCAAAGCCAGTACCAGGGTTAAGATACTTCGGATACAATGTTGGGTTCTCCTTGAGGAAGTCACGCAATCTTTCAGCATAGTACTCCGCTTTGTCACGATACCGCTGCTCAATCTGTGTCAATTCACCTGTTGTGATAGGTGTTGCGTTTTCAGAGTTACGAGAAGCTACTGACTTATTCATGAATTTGAACGTCATTGGCAACATCGACTCGGTGAGTGAGTAATACTTCAAACAAGGTGCAATGTAACTATCAAGTAAAGTGGTGTTATCGCTTGTTAGTGTACCGTTGTAAGCCTGATCTTGCAGCTCGTCGTATATACCCGAACCGATCACATCTCTGATATAAATTTCTTGAGCCTCCTTTATTGCCGCTTTTAAAAGCTTCGGATCAACATTCTCGTTGATGGGTGAGTTGTCCTGTAAGTAGGTCGTGCTGATAAAATATACAAAGTTAGCCATTTATTCTTCTTCTTAATAGTTGTGGTTGCCAAATGTGACGGCAGTATGGAACGTGAGTCGTTGTGCCTTTGATAGTCATCCATCCGCCTCGTCTTTTCCAAGCTGAATAACCTGGGTCATTGTACTCTCGTGCAAGTATAACAGATATTTGGTCGATTTCTTCTCTTGTGTAAACTCGGTTCAGTCTAATCATCCTCTGACAGAAATCTCTTGATGTCGGCAACAAATCGCCTCCGCTTATTCCCGGTGCTTTCTCATAAGTGTAACGAGTAACAATCTCTGTTCCAACATTTGAATTTTCAAGAGTGGTTGTTCCTTCAGGTGTTATTCTAAAACCATCGTCAACAGATTCAATCAATCCTCTCTGTGCCATGTCATCTACTTCTCTCATTATCTCCTCCACAGGCTTCTGAATGTTGTTTGAGAGCGTTTCTAAGGTGATACCCTCGTTAGAGTACAACCACTGCAAAATCATCGCTTGTAGAGCATCTCCGAACTCCAAGGGTACAGACTCAAAATTGTCAGCATCTTCACCAAACTCAGCGAATACTTTCAAATCTTTGTCATCATCCCATCCAAAAGGATTATCACAGCTCTCACATTTTACTTGTTCACTCATTGCTGTTGTTGCTGACATACCTAACTCGATACGAGCTTCATCTCTGTCAATGATGCCTTTCTCAAACAACTCAACGTAATCAAGTCCAATCGGTGGCTTGTTCTTAGTTTTAAGCTTTACAGGTGTGATGTATTTGAAGATAGAACTCAAAGCCCTATCCATCTGATTCTGTCTTGGCTCAATGTAGGAAGTTTGGAACGCCTCAAACGCTTCAATCAGTTCGTTACGCCCTCCAAGTTGCCCCTCTGTTTTTATACCGAAAAGCATCGGAGAAGTAACTCGGTGACTCATCAAAATCTCTTCCTGTACCGTGTTGTTTAAAATATCAAACTGTTTATCAAAGTCTGAAGGTGCAAGGTTGTTAACTACGCTTGGAGTTTCGTTTGGATCGTTAAACTGAATGATGATACTTCCAGCGTTATCTGTTCCGCTAAAGTTGTCTTTAAATCTTCTGATTGTTTGACGAGCTTCCTCAGGTGACGGAATGCCCTTAAACAATTGTAAAAGCGTCTGAGCAGAAAAGCCCGATTTGATAGAGTTAAGATGGAAGTTTGCAATCTCGGTGTCTATCTCTATATATTTAAGAGCCGATTGGTATGGAGCAGTTGGATACTCGCCACATCCTGCCTTATACATCTTGAAATAAAACACCTGCTTACTCTCTCTCGTGTTGGGATTCCACGCAAAGTAATGATCAGGCTTGACCTTTCTATCGCTCCAATCTTCAGCATACAAATAATGCCCATCTAATGAGTGACGGACATTCTGAAAAGGCAAGTGATAAATCTCAGCTATCTTGGTCTTGGCTTTGTTCCAAATGATTTCAAGAGCGAAACCATCAAACAATTCAAGGTCTTGAGCGATCTTGTTTTTAAGGCTGTCAAAGTCCTCGTAAGCGTTAATTGAATCAAGAGCGTCATTTGCCTTTGCAATGTCCTCTGTGTTGTATGCGATTATTTCGGTTTTATCACCGGCTATGAAGTCTGCTTTCTGAGTAACAATCGCCCCGTGTTTGGGTGAACTGTTAAATAGATCAATCAACATCTGGGGGTAAGCGTTATCCTGCCCATAAGTCAAGAAGCCTTTTGCTTTGTTCTCCTTGAAAATGGGAATTTTGCTCTCCGCAAAGTTGATCCGTATGAAGTTATTTTCCATCTTTTTTATCTTTTGCAAATATAGAACCCACACCAGCGACTATGAAAGCCCCTGCCTCTGTGAGTGTTGCTTTGTTTATTCCAACTAATATTAATGAGCCTGTCACGAGTAGAACACCCAATGCCGTTGTTTTCCAATTCTTAAATATTCTCTCTATCATTTCCCAAATCTTAACTCTAACAATGAATCATTAATCTTCCTCATTCGCTTCAATTCTACTGTTGCACTATCGTACAACTTTTGACTTTCCTCTATCTGCTCCGCTACTTCATCCTCTATCGTTGGCGTGTCTGTTGACAATGCCAAAATAATAGCGAGTATTCCAAATGCAAATAGTGCTTTCATATCTTTCCTAATGCTTTGTAGATTTTGATTTCAGTCACCAACGCAGAACAGAGTGAATCTTGTGTTTTAAGCATAGCCGACATTTTCCGAAGTTCGGTTTCACACTTCACTAATCGCTTCTCACATTGAGCCGTTGCAAGGTTGCTCTGACGTTCTGCTCTTATGTAAAGGACAGTAACCACAATAAGCAAAAGGTAGGTGATAGCCTTCTCACTGTTCTTGGTGAATTGCTCAAAACTTACGGGTAATCTCATATTTCTTCGGGAAAAGGGTTAGTGTTAAATTCCGTTTCTAATTTTGCAACCCATTCTGCTTCGTCTAAAGTAGTCCACCAATTAGGTTGATTGGTGTCGGTTACTTGCGTTGGGTCTGTCCAACCATATACAAAGTTCCTCACCTTGTCTGTCCAAAAAATCCAATAGGTTCTTTGAGTTGGGTAGTGTATTTCAAATGTGCTTTTCATTATGCCGTACCTCCATCAGTTATTGTCCAAGAATAGTTGTCTATGAGCGATTGTCTTGCAGTTGCTGCCGCACTTCCTGCCGTATATTGACTACCTCCAAAGTTTATACTGATTCCGCTTATTGGTGCTTGTGCTTCCCATCCGACTAATAATGCGTCATAGTTGGTAGTGGATAGCGTGATAGAAACCATAAAATTAGCAAACGTAGTGACCTGATTTATGTCCCAACTTGATATATCTTGGTCAAAGTCAAACGCTTGTTCAAACATTACACTCATACTTGTAACACTTGAAGTATTCCAAGAACCGATATCTTGGTTAAAATCAAACGCATTTTCAAACATTCTACTCATATTTGTAACACTTGAGGTATCCCAAGAACTTATATCTTGATTAAATAAAAATGCGTTTCTAAATGTACCACTCATACTTGTAACGCTTGAAGTGTTCCAATTATTAATAGTTGGACTTCCACCATTGTTGAATGATTGGGCATTATAAAACATACTCCCCATATTTGTAACGCTTGACGTATCCCAAGAACCAATGTCTTGATTGAATGATGTTGCACTATTAAACATTCTACCCATATTCGTCACGCTTGACGTATCCCAAGAACCAATGTCTTGGTTAAACGAAGTATTACCACTAAACATTTCAGAAAAAGATGTAACGCTTGAAACATCCCAACTACCTATATATTGGTTAAATGGTGTACTTCTAAACATCTCACCCATATTCGTGACATTTGAAACATTCCAAGAACCAATAGGTTGATTAAATGAACTTGCGTTTTGTAAAAAGCCACGAATACTTCCAACACTTGATACATCCCAATTCCCAATCGCTCCATTAAAATTACTACAATCTGTAAAATAAAATTCTAAATTTGTACTTGTAATTGTTGGTGCATCGGTAGCACTACAAGTCATATTAGTACATCCACGAAAACCTCTATTTATACTAATATTCAACGCTCCCCACTTCTCAACATCACCCATTTTCAACTTATCACCGCCACCATCGAACTTCCACCCTAATAAATCACCCGTTATCTTAATCGTGTACGTTCCCGCACTTG